TCTAACAGACTATTCCAAGAGGTATGAAATCTATTATGGCGGTGCAGGTAGCGGCAAAAGTAAATATATTACTCANAAACTAATCTTTAAATGTTTAAAAAGTAAAAGAAAAGTATTAGTTTTAAGAAAAGTCAACCGCACCACTAAGAACTCAACATTTCAGCTTTTGTTGGATACATTAAGTGATTGGAATATTTATGATAAATGTAAAGTTAATAAAACTGATTTTTCTATCCAATTACCTAATGGCTCTTGTTTTATTTGTATGGGTTTAGATGACCAAGAAAAATTAAAATCTATTGCGGGAATTACTGATGCATGGCTAGAAGAAGCTACTGAATTTACTCAAGATGACTTTAACCAAGTTGATTTGAGAATAAGAGAAAGAGTAGACAATAGCCAGATAATTTTAAGTTTTAACCCAGTTAGTAAAGCTAATTGGTGCTACTTAGAGTTCTTTAAACCTGATGCTAGTTTAGAGAATTTTAGAAGCGGTTGCCGCATAATTCAAACCACATACAAAGATAATAGGTTTCTTCCTAAAGAATATGTTGATTCTTTGCTTTTGTTAAAAGATACTAACCCTGTGTTTTATAAGATATATGCAGAGGGTGAATTTGGTAGTTTGGATAAACTTGTATATTCTAATTGGCAGAGTTTTGATTTTGATTATAAGAAGATTAAAGGTATAAACTGTTTTGGACTAGACTTTGGTTACACTAATGACCCAACCGCACTTATCTCCACTGTTGTTAGTGAAGAGGAAAAAAGAATTTATATTTATAATGAATGGGGCGGAACTGGTTATTTNAATGATGAGATTGCTGATAAACTTATAGANCTTGGTTTATCTAAGTCTACTATTGTAGCTGATAGTGCAGAACAAAAGAGTATTGAAGAGATTAAAAGAAAGGGAGTAAGAAGAATTATTCCCTGTACTAAAGGTCCAGATTCTATATTACAAGGTATTCAAAGGGTACAACAGTATGAGATAATTGTTCATCCTAGTTGTTCTAAGACTATTGAGGAATTGCANAATTATGCTTGGACAAAAGATAGAGCAACTAATGAATATATCAATAAGCCTGTTGATAAATTTAATCACTACTTAGATGCTTTGAGATATAGTATGCAATGTATAGATGATAGACCTAGATTGCAAACAATGGATAAAAGTATATTATTTTAAAGGAGAATAATAAATGTTTAGATTAAATAACAAAGATGAACTTACTCCTGAACTAATCAAGAGAATGGTTTATAAGTTTAGACAGTTAGACTTACCTAGATTGATTAAACTTAAAGATTATTACTTGAATAAACCAGATGTTTTAAAGAGGGCACAAGCAGACCCTACAAAACCTAATAATAAGGTTGCTCATCCATTTAGTCAGTATATTACTGATACTTTATGCGGCTACTTTATGGGTGACCCTATTACTTATACCGGTTCAGAAGCAGGTATTGATGAATTAAAGTTAGTTCTTGAATACAATGATGAACAAAATGAAAACATGGAACTAGCTAAGAATTGTTCTATTTATGGTAGAGCTTGGGAGCTGTTGTATATTGATAGTGATGGCTCAATCCGCTTTACTAATATAGACACAAAAGAAATTATTCCTATTTATGGAGACACAATAGAAGATGAATTAGTTGCTGTTATAAGATTCTATGATGAATATAACATTATTAAGGATACTATGGAAACAATAGTAGAAGTATATACAGACAAAGAAGTAATTAGATATAAAGCCTCTACTACACTGGATACATTGCAGCTTATAGACAGCCAGCCGCATTTCTTTGGTTGTGTTCCTTTTGTTGAATATAGAAATAATGATGATATGACTGGTGATTTTGAAGGAGTTATATCATTGATTGATGCTTATGATGCTCTTGTTTCTGATGATTTAAATGACTTTGAATATTTCTGTGATGCTTACTTAGCATTATATGGTTATACCGCTGATGCTGAAGATATTAGAGAAATGAAAGAAAACAGAGTTCTTTTAATGGATGCTGATACAAAAGCAGAATGGTTAACTAAAGATGGAGATAGTGCGGGAGTTGAAATTACTAAACAAAGATTAGAGAAGGATATTCATAAGTTTAGTAAGACACCTAATAGTAATGATGAGAACTTTGGCGGCAATACTTCTGGTGTTGCTATGAGGTATAAATTGCTTGGTACTGAGAACTTAGCTTCCATTAAGGAAAGAAAGTTCAAGAAAGGCTTACAAAGAAGATTAGAGATTATTAGTATTATCTTTAGCCTTACAAGAAAAGCTGACCTAGACTGGATGGGCGTGGACATAGTCTTCACTAGAAACCTGCCGGTAAATGAAGACGACATCACTACCCTAGTTCAGAATCTTGATGGCATTGTATCTAAGAGAACTTTACTTGGACAGTTACCTTTTATTGAAGATGCTGATAAAGAATTAGAACAGTTACAAAAGGAAACTGAATCAACTATTTATTACACAGCAGGAGTTAATCCAACTGTTTTAAATAAAGAAGAAGATAGTGAGGTAGAATAATGGATTTGGCAGCCGCACACAAAATAAACAATAATGCTTTTAAGATTGGTGCTGGCTGGGAAGCTAAAGTAGTGCAGATGTTTATAGTGTTATCAAAAGATAAAGAACTTAGTTCTACTGATATTGCTTTACTCTTGTCCTTCATTCAGCAAGAGCTAGATAAGATAGCACAAGAGCAGATTAAAGCACTTGACAACTGCCTTACCTTAGCTTACAAATATTCTTTAAATGCCACACTAAATGAGTTAGATGATATTAGATTTACTGTTCCTGCTCTTGCCAAAGGATACAGTAAGACTTGGTGTAAAGATGGCAAGGATTACACACAAAGAGTCATGGCTAANATNAATNGNATTAAACAAGAAATACAAGGATTGTTGCTTGGATGGCAAGGAGATGACCCAATAGTTCTGATGGGTTTAATTCATGACATCCTAACAAAAGCAAAAAATGAATGGAAAAGATTAATCAGAACAGAATTAGAGGCGGCTTCAGTTCAAGGCTGTAGAGATGCAAACTTAATGAAGGGTGCAAGATATGCGGTAATTGAGAATGATAGCCCCTGTGATGAGATATGTGCGGAAATGGTTGGTGAACATGAAGTATCTCTTTATGGTACTTTAGGTATTGACTTGCCGCCTTATCATCCTAATTGTAAATGTGTTTTTTTAGGAGTTTTTGGACAAGATTAAATTAAAGAATATTAGGATTTTTGATGTAAGAGTGGAAACTTTTAAACAGGATGGATGTTTATTAGTTTAATTATCTACTTCTAAAATCCCAATAACTTTTATTGGAATAACAGAAACTGTTCCAACCAATATAAATAATACTCTGGAATAGTTTCTGTTAAAAGTAACAAAATAATTAGAATATGAGGGATTCCATAAGATTAACTCTTCTTAGAGGGAATTAAAAGGAATGTACTCAGAAGGAGAGTAAACAATTATGGCAGATGTAGAGAATACAAATACTACTCAAGAAGTAGAAACTAAGAACCAAGATAATAAAGAAATTAAGACTTATACTCAAGAGGAAGTTGATAAGTTACTTCAGCAAGAGGGAGATAGGAGAGTTACTCAAGCCTTGAAGAAACAGCAAGAGGCTCAGAAATTAGCAAGTATGTCCCAAGAGGAAAAGAATGAGTATGAGTATAATCAAAAACTTTCTGAGTTAGAAAAGAGAGAACAAGAGATAGCAAAGAAAGAATTGGTTATGGAAACAGAAAAGCAACTTGGGGAAAAGGGTCTACCAGCAGAGGCAGCCGCATTCATTGTTGCTGTTGATGCAGAAACTACAAAGAAAAACATTACTTCTTTTGAGAAGATGTTTAATAAAGCGGTTGAAGCAGAGATTAATAAAAGGATTGCAACAGGTTCACCTAAGACTGGGGCAGGTAATAATCAAGCAATCACCGCAGAACAATTTAAGAAAATGAACTTAATGCAGCAAGCTGAATTGTTTAAAACTCAACCTGAGTTATACAAGAGCTTGACTAATATGAAATAATAAAGGAGAAAATAATTATGGCAAATCAGGTTTATGATAATGTTGTTTTAGCCAACAAAATTGAAGACATTTTAACTACTGCTGTTGATTTAACAAGCTACATGACAGTAGATACTAGCATGACACAGGAAGCTGGTATGAAGAAAAAGATTAATACTTATAAAGCACAGGGTGATGTAGAAACTCTTGAAATGGGTTCTGGTAACACTGGAGATATTGAAGTTAGCTTTGAAACAAAAGAGTATGAAGTAGAAACTGTTCAGGGTAGATTCCAGTATTATGATGAACAGGCTATGACTGACCCAATGGTTGTTCAGGCTGGTCTTGAAGGAATTGCAAAGACTATGATTAATGACTTTACTGCTAAGGCTATTGCAGAGTTTGATAAGGCTACTCTTACAGTTCAGAGAAGAGGTTTTGCATTTACAGATATTGTTGATGCTATTGCTAAGTTGAATACAGAAAATGAAGATGGTTTATTTATTCTTGTAGGTGTTGCTGATTTAGCTAATTTCCGCAAAGAGTTAAAAGATGACCTTAAGTACAATGAAGCTTTTGTTAGAACTGGTTATGTTGGTTCTGTATGCGGCGTTCCTGTTATTGTTACTAAAGCTATTACTAATGGTAATATCTACTTAGCTAGCAAAGAAGCAGTTACTCTTTTCATTAAGAAAGATACAGAGGTTGAGCAGGAAAGAGATGCTAATGTAAGAAATAACAAAGTGTATATCAGAAAGGTTGCAGTTGTTGCTCTTACAGATGAAAATAAGGTAGTTAAATTAACTCCTAGAGCTGGAGCCTAAATAACCTCTGATTAAAGGCTTGCCCCAGAGGTAAAATTAAAATTACCTTTGGGGCATTTTTTTATTATAGAAAATCATTTAGAATAACACAAACTGTTCCGGACAATAATATATATTGGTTGGAATAGTTTCTGTTATAAGTATTAAAAATAAAAAGGAGATAAAGAGATGACAATAGTAGAAAAAGCTAGTGCATTGATTGGACCAGCCGCCGCATCTCACCTTAATCAGATTGAGGCTATTGTGGATATGTGCAAAGATGAAGCTACTCAGTTCTGTAATTTAGATGAATACTCTGATAAATTAGACAATGCTGTTGTGCAGATGACAATAGAAAGATATAATAGATTAAATAATGAAGGCATTTCTAGGTCTAATGCTTCTTCTATTGATGAAAGTTTCATTGATGGTTATAGTAAGTCAACACTTAGTATGTTAGTTAAAAATAGAAAGGTAAGGGTGTTAAAATAATGAGAAATGATATTATTACAAGAATTGAAACTACCCTTACTCCTGATGGTCAAGGTGGTTATACAGAAGAAACAGTAGAAACAGGTAGCTTTGATGTTAAGTTATCAATAGGTGCAAATGTAGAAGAAGCTACTGCTTATGGTGTTTCTATTGAACAGATTTTAAAGGTTGTTGCGGATGTTCCCTTAATGGAGAATGAGGCTAGCCTATATATTGTAAAAGGTGAGACTGGCCCAGTTGGTCCTCAAGGTGAAAAAGGTAAAGATGGAACAATGACCTTTGAAGATTTAACACCTGAACAAAAGGCAAGTCTAAAAGGGGATAAGGGTGATAAAGGTGATACTGGTGCGGCTGGTCCTCAAGGAGAACCTGGTCCTAAAGGNGATAAAGGAGATCCTGGTCCTCAAGGTCCAAAGGGTGACACTGGAGAAACTGGTGCACAAGGTCCTCAAGGTTTACAGGGTGANCCTGGTACTAATGGAACTACCCCAGTTAAAGGCGTTGATTACTGGACAGCCGCAGACCAAACTTCAATTATAAATCAACTAAAGTCTGCCACCTTTAGTTTTGATAGCTCTACTGGAGCTTTAAGTATTACTCTATAATGAGTGTTAAAATAAATAATGTAGATTTAGGAAGCTGTAGTTACAATGGCAATGAAGTAACTGAAATATTAGTTAATGGGATTCAAGTGTGGCAGAAATCAAGTCCCGCCATTGAACCAGCTATCTTACTCTACACATCTAAATCAGCTATGAATAATGACCCAACTGGAGCTAATGCCGCAACTTGGTCAACCAATACTTATAGTGGAGATGGACCAACCGCTTATGATTACTTCTATGCTTGTTATTCTATTGCAGGCGTTGATGGTAGTTTCTCTGGATATAATACCAAATATTGGACTGGCACAGTAAAAACAGATGCTAATGGAAGAAAATATATAGATGGTGAAGTAACTACTGGTAAAAGTAAAACTGGTCAATATATTATCTTTACTCCAAATAATGGTGACCCAGCAGTTAGACAGGATTTCTGCATTAGAAGTATGTAAGGAGGTTTACTATGGAAGTAATTAAAAAGATTTATTTTTTATACAATGGTAAAAAGTATGAACTAAGGGCACAAGTTCCATACAGAAACCAATATCTTATTACTCTTGTGGAAGTAACTGAGTAATGATACCAGAAGTTCAGAATAGGGATGGGGCTTTATATGCAGATGTAACTCCTGGTAGCTTAGGTTTACCAATATATACTCCAATGTGCCATATCCCCATTCCTTATTCAATATATTGGGAACAGCTTGGTCAAATATTTGAAGAGCAAGCCAAAGCTACTTGTCCTGTTGATACTGGATATTTAAGAGACCACATAGGTTATCAAGCGGATTCAGGTGGATGTGAGCTTTGGTCTGATGCCCCATACAGTGCTTATCAAGAGTATGGAACAAGTAAAATGAGAGCACAACCTTATTTTGAGGCGGCTATGGTTAATGCTTATTCTCAAGTAGAAGGAGGTATGAGGGCTCTAGCCGCAGAATTTATGGAGAATGATTCTGACTTATGGCTCTTAACCAATAGATGTGGTAAAGAAGGAACATTAGAAGAGTGTTATGCTGATTTAGAGAGATTAGATAAGATAATTGCTTTTATGCAAAAAGAAAATGCATCAACAGCCGCAGAAGCAGGTTGGTATTATGATATAACACCTTTATTAGAAGCAAAAGAAGAAATCTATGCTAGGATACAACAGTTACAAGAGATAGAAGCAATGAAAGAAGCACAAGGATTAGGCGGTTTCTTAGCAGAATTGATTGGTATGATGCTTGCTCAGCTATTGTTGATACCTGTTACTATATTTGAAATTATGCTTGATGATATTAACAAGGGAAATGACCCTCACCACTATCCTAGTCACTAAAAGGAGAAATAA